AGAGTGTTGTGTTCACAGTTGGTAAATGGCACTACATCGTTGGACATTAACCCACTGTTATCGACTGGTGTTACAGAGTTTGTTACACCAACTCCAGGTACTGCTTTCGGAGTTAGTAGTATAGCATTCGGGTTAGCCACTATTGCTGCTCCTGGCATATTAGTTTCAAGAACAGTGAAGACTTTCCAAATTGTGAGTGGAACATGGACCTTTATATCATAAATGGAATTGGAGCGATAGATGGCATACGTAATTAATAAAACCAGTGGAGTACAGCTTGTTATCCTAGAAGACGGCACCGTAGATACTTCTACTAGTGTTGGTTTAGTAGGTAGAAATTATACAGGATACGGTGAAATACAAAATGAAAATTTTGTTGGATTACTAGAAAACTGGGCGAATAATAATCCACCGGCTAGGCCTATATCAGGACAAACTTGGTTTAATACACAAAACAGGGTATTAAACGTTTACAGTGAAGACAAATGGCTTCCAGTAAACGGAGCTAGCGTACAAGAATTAAGTCCAGAAGGTATTAATGGTGCATTTTGGTTTAAACCGTCTACTGCTCAGTTATTCGTATACAATAATTTAACTTGGAATCTAATTGGACCAGAGGGGTTGTCTGGGTTTGGAGAAACTAGATCCATATCTACATATCTTGTTGATACATTAGGAGATAGTCAACCAATAATTTTAACTGTTGTAGACGACAAAGTAATTGCAATAATCAGTAGTTTACAATTTAATTTTAGAATAGACGAACAACCGCATTTAACAATTAAATATAATTTTGGTTATAACGACGGAGTTCAAAGAACTGTTTTTTCTGGATACAATATAAATTTGTTTCCAGGCTTTAATAATAAAATTGTAGGAAATTTATTAGGTACAGCCTCGTTGGCCACAGCATTAGAAACTCCTAGATTAATTAATGGCATTCCATTTAGTGGTCAGACTGATATTACAATCACTTCGAATACTACAGGAACACTAGTTAAAGGTAACTATCTAACAGGAACAAATTTTAACGGAGCAAATAGTGTTACTTGGTCTGTAGATGCAACAGCATCCAACAGCATTGGCAAGGTTGTCGCTAGAGACAGCGAAGGAAATTTTGCAGCCGGAACTATCACTGCGGATTTAGTTGGAGATGTCTCTGGTAATGTAACTGCTACAGAAGGTATAAGCACATTTAACGTTGTTCAGGCTAACGAATTTGTTGGCGCTCAGTTATCGGGTAACGCATTCACAGCAACTAAACTTAAAACCCCACGTACTATTAATGGGGTGGCATTTGACGGCACTACTGATATTACAGTGACCGCTGCCGCAGGCACACTAACTGGAAGTACCCTTGCTGCTAATATTACAGAATTGGCTACTCTTTCTAGTTTAGATATAGGATCGGCTGGATCAATCACTATTGGGGGACCAAATCCTAGTACTGCTTCTTTACAATTAGTTTTAAGTGGTGGAACTATACCAACTTTAAGGTCTCGATTAGGTAGATTAAATTTTGCTTTAGGATCAAGTGGTCCTGATATATCTTTTGTAGACGCTGTGACAGCGTTGTCTTTAGGTGGAGAATCAGTGCCTACGCTAGCCGCCGGAGGTGTAACAAACATCGGCTTTCCTGTAGGTGGGTCAGGACTGCCATTCAACAAAATCTATTCTAATTCCTTTATAGGTTCTAATTATACATTAGATACATTAACTCCTACGTTTGTAGGTGGCAATGTAACGGTAAACGGCAGTTTTACTGTAACTGGTAATTTAACAGTAGAGGGCAGTGTAACAGCATTAAATTCAACTGAACTAACTATAGAAGACAAAACTATTGTTATAGCCAACGGTGCTTTAAACGCAGCAGCAGCCAATGGTGCAGGAATATTTGTAACTGGTGCTAATGCATCTTTAACCTATGCAAATGTTGGAGATAAATGGGTATTCAATAAACCTTTGGATATGGGTGCAAATAATGTTACAACAACTGGACTATTTCAAGGCACATCTACATCTGCAAAATATGCTGATCTGGCAGAAAACTATCTAGCAGATGCTTTATACGAACCGGGAACAGTGGTGGAATTTGGTGGTAGTAAAGAAGTAACTAAAGCAGGCGACGAAACACGCAGAGTAGCAGGTGTTGTTTCTAGTAATCCCGCTTACTTAATGAACAGCCAGTTAGATGGTGAATTTGTTGTGGCAGTTGCTTTGCAAGGACGTATTCCTTGTAAAGTAAGAGGGAAAATTTATAAGGGCGATATGTTGGTAAGTGGAGGAAATGGCTACGCCAGGCCCACTAATGACCCAAAAATCGGTACGATCATAGGCAAAGCACTGGAAGATTTTGAAGGTGCAGATGGTGTAATCGAAGTAGTAGTGGGTAGAATTTAAATAGCAGGGTGCGATAAATAATAGCATATATGGAGTTAATCAATGGCATATCAAGTAGATAAATTTAATGGCACTTTTTTAGTATCTGTAGATGATGGTACCATTGATACGACCACGGATATTCGCTTCGTAGGCAAAAATTATGCTGGCTACGGAGAAGTACAAAATGAAAATTTCCTACATTTGTTAGAGAATTTTGCGAACACATCGGCACCACCTAAAGTCATTACTGGACAGATATGGTATGATAGCGGAAATAAAAAATTAAAATTTTATGATGGTACTAGATTTAGAACAGCAGGCGGTGCGGAAGTAGGACCATCGGCACCATCGGGACTACAGACTGGTGATTTTTGGTTTGATACAAGTGCAGAACAGTTGTACGCTTATAACGGCTCAACGTTTGTGCTTATAGGGCCAGAAACAGCACCAGAACTTGGCGCTGCATCATTGACAGCACAGGTGGTAAAAGATAACGTAGGCACTAATCATAGCATAGGAAAGATAATTTCTGGTGGCGATACTATAGCTATAGTAAGTAAGGATGCCTTTACTTTAGATAGCGGAATAAATCCAATTACTGGTTTTACAGTAATTAAGAAAGGTTTAAACTTAGTTAACACTAATGGAACTACTGGGGTTACGTCAACTGATCATTATTACTGGGGTACTGCATCAAATGCGGCAAGATTAGGTGGCTATTTGGCCACTGAATATGTTAGATCAGGAGAAGTTAGATTTGATACTGAAGTAAATTATTCGGATCCTGGTTTTACAGTAGGAGGCAATTTCCCGTCCTATAGTAAAGATTTAGTTATTAAAATCGAAAATGGTGACGAACCAGTAATAGAATCAAGATTAAATAGTCCTCTTACATTGAGAGTAAGAGTTTCATCTACCGACGAGCGTAATTTTTATCTAACATCTTTAGGTTTTGTTCCTGGGGCAAATAATTTTTATAACCTAGGTGCTACTACAGAGCGTTGGGCAAATGTTTACGCTACTACTTTTAACGGTTCTTTAGCAGGTAATGTAACCGGTGATACTACTGGAACACATACTGGGCCAGTAATTGGTAATGTTACCGGCAATGTTTTAGGTAATTTAAATGGAACAGTTACCGGAAACGTAATTGGATCAGTTACTGGCACTGCTAGTAATGCATTAACATTGAATAGTTTAAATGGTGAGTTCGGTGCCACAGGCAATTCTGTAGCATTAAGAGATGCATCTGCAAATATCACCGCAACAAGATTTATTGGTACAGCAGATAAAGCAGATAGATTAAAGATTGATGACGGTGCAACAGACACTGATCTAAATTATAGATCGGCTAAAACTACTGCTACAGCAAGAACGATTGCGGCCAGAGACACATCTGGCAATTTGTTTGCTGTATTATTTGATGGAACAGCTACCGCCGCAAAATATGCTGATTTGGCAGAAAAATATCTAGCCGATAAACACTATGAAATCGGAACAGTTATGTCAGTGGGCGGAGAGAAAGAAGTTAGAGCGTCAGTATTTGGTGATAAGGCTATCGGTGTAGTCAGCGAAAATCCTGCATTTATGATGAATAAAGACTTAGAAGGCGGAACATATGTAGCATTAAAAGGTAGGGTACCGGTGAATGTTGTTGGATCAGTGAGAAAAGGCGACAGATTAGTAGCAACAGACAATGGATGTGCAATAGCAGCCAGTTTTCATCAATATCCAGATGTGTTTGCCATAGCGTTAGAATCTAGTTCTGATGTTGATGTGAAAAAAATTGAAGCTGTAATACTATAAGGAATTAAATTATGCCTATCGGTGATCTTATTTCAGTAACTGATTATAACAATATTAGAACAAAAATTGCAGCAGTTATGGGCGCAGGTTCGAGTTCCAGTGGTTATGGCCAGACATTAAATGCACCAACAGCATTATCTTCCGGTGCCACAGTTACGAAACAACAATGGGATAATCTAAGATTTGATATTTACAACGCTATAGTTCATCAAACTGGATCGGCGCCTAGTATTACTACTGTAAATGAAGGTGATGTTATTAGATACGGAACTTCTCATCCTAATTTTCAATATAACACATTAGCTGATCAAGCAGTTACTAATAAATTTGATTTAGGAACTGGACAATTTATAACACAGGCTATAGGTAGCGCAAGTAGAAGCACAAATTGGAATACATTAGTTACTTCTACAGTAACTATTAACTTTGCCGATAATGACACATTAAGGTATTTTTTTAATAGCGGTGGAAAAATAAGATTCGCTAGTACAAGAACAGGCGGATCAGGTACTACACAAGATCAAAGATGGTCTAGTTTATTAACTGGAGCAGGCCAGCCTTTTTTTGCCGGTAATTCTACTCAATATCCTGCGTCGGGAGGCAATGCAACTTATAACAATATAGGTTATTGGCAGTTGACAACATCTGATCAACAGGTTTGGAGTTTCACAGCCAGCAGTCCTTATACAATGAACACTTGGTCATTAAGGGCGAGATTGTCAAGCGGAACTACTACAACAGCAACTCAGGTAATTTTAACAGTGAGATGGTCAGATGCTTATGTTGATCCAGCAGTGGCACCACATACACCTTCTACAATTTTACCTATCGATGAAGTAACAGGTACTCTAACACTAAGTGTCGATCAGATAAAAGCGCAAGGGTCTTTGGCACCTGGATTCGTAGCCAACAGTTTTGCTATAACAGGACCAATTTTAGTAGGTGGAAGTGCATCTACAGTAGGCGGTATTTCAGGTAGTTAATTTTTCTCTCCTATAAATCCATATATAAATAATGTGCGTATTTTATAGGAGTTTCAATGGACGAACGTCTAGCCAAAGCATTAGACTTTTCAAAGTTTAAACAAACACTTTTATTAGAAAAAAAGAATCTAAGAGAAAAAATAGATTCAAAATTAACCTATGGCCATAACGGAGGTATTTTTAAGATTGATAGGTCTTTGATTAACTTCGTACAGATGCTTATAGATCAGGGCAGAATCGATAATATTCCTATTTTAGATTCAAATGACATTCCGATTCTCATTGATGATGTTACAGTTTTTAGAGATGAAATACTTGATCGATATATGACTGCTGTGTACGAATATTTTAAACAGTATGAAAAGATTAAAAAATCAAGATCTGTAGATAAGTTGATTGACTTATGAACAAAGGCATAGTAATATTTGCCCACAATAGTAGAAAAGTAGATTATAGTCTTATGTCTATAATCGCCGGTGGTCTAGCGAAAAAACATTTAGACTTGCCTGTTAGTTTAATAACAGATAAGTCTACTATAGAATGGATGCAACAAAATAAAAAAACTATAAATTTTGATAATGTTTTTGAAAACATCATATGCGTTGAAAAACCAGAGTCAGACAATTATAGAAACCTAAATGATGGTAACTTGTTAGACAATGTTCCTTTTACTAATGGGAATCGATACTCTGTTTTTGAATTGACCCCGTATGATAGAACTTTATTGATAGATAGCGATTTTTTAATATTTTCAGATAGGCTCAAACCTTATATTGAATCAGAGGCAGATCTTATGATAGGTAGTGCGATGGAAGATTTAGGCGGAAATAGAATTGGTACATTAGATAGATATGTATCTGATACTGGTCCTAACTTGTACTGGGCTACAAATGTTATTTTTACTAAAAATGCCAATACAAAAATATTTTTTGAATTAGTTGATTACATTAGAGAACATTATTCATATTTTTGTGATCTTTATAGATTTTTTCCCAAACCATATCGCAACGATATTTCATTCAGTATCGCTCAACATATTTTAGATGGACATTCAACAGATTTGAGATTTAGTTTACCTCCGATTCCTTCTACTATAGACAAAGATATATTAATTGATGTTGATGAAAATGCTAAGTTGACATTTTTAATCAATCAAGATTTTAATAATGAATTTGTTGCTATGTCTTTAAAAAATCAAGATGTTCATGTGATGAATAAACAAAGTATTGTACGAAACAGTGAGAGTTTGTTAAAAATAATATGAATTTCGGATACCTGTTAATAACTTCTAATAAAGGCTTAGTGAATTATAACAAATTGGCCTATGCATTAGCCTTGAGCATTAAAAATACTCAAAAAGAAGGTTTTGATCAAGTGTGTTTAATCACAGACGATACAGATTCGGCCAAGAATTTTACTTCTTCTTGGGTATTTAATTATATCATAGAAAACAAAGATTATACCGGCTGGACTGGTCGTAGTTACATGGATCAATTGTCTCCATTTGATTATACCGTTTGTTTAGATGTTGATATGTTATTTCTAAACGATTGTAGTCATTGGATTGAATATTTTATAGAAAATGTTGAACTGTATATCGCAGATAAAGCATTAACTTATAGAGGTGAACTTGTAACTAGCGATTATTATAGAAAAACATTTACTGCAAACAATTTACCTAATCTTTATAGTTATTATACTTTTTTTAAAAAAGATTCTAAAAAAGTAAATGAGTTTTTTAAATTACAAAGAGATATTTACAATTATCCAACTGAATTTTCAAATTTGTTTTTAAGTCAATACAAGCCTAAAGTTATGGGTACCGATGAATCATTTGCTTTGGCAGCAAAGCTTCTGGATTTAAACTTTCCTAAACTGGAATTTCCTAATGTTGTCCATATGAAAGGACAGGTACAGAATTGGCCTTGGCCTGCCGATGAGTGGACTAATCACGTTGGTTTTTATTTCAATAAAACAGGATTGAAAATCGGCAATTTTCAACAAAAAGATTTGATACACTATGTAAACAAAGACATTATCATAGATGAGATAATTAATATACTTGAGGAAACAGCATGGAAAAAGTAATTGATTTCGATGAATGGTACCTTAGTAATAAAACAGTTGAGGTTGAATACTGGGCTGTGTATGACCCGGACACCGGAAAAGTTCAAGGAGTTTACCCTAACTCATCAGCAGATGCATTTAAGCATAAAATAAAAATAGATAAGGACATCGGAGAAGCCATTGGCGATGGAAGAATATCATTGTTTAATTGTTACATTGACTTTGAATCAGACAGTTTAGAGATAGTTGAAGTACAATCTTTAATTAAAATTGATGATATATTGCATAGAATAATCGACAGTCGTTGGACCAACGTTCAAAATCCAGAATTAACAATTAAAGTAAAAAATGATATTGTAAATTTTTCATTATCAGAAATTGTTAAATCTAAAAAAAGAATTCATTATAGCGGCGATACCCTTATGAATTTTTACATAACAGCATATAATGATCCAAACGTGCTGTATGAAAAGATTACTATACAGTTAGACAAATTAATTACAGATGATATAACTTTTAAAATTAATAATTTGCCTATAAAATTTAGTATCTATACCAGACGAATTTTTAAAAAATATATTGTTATAAATGAGAACGATCGAATTTGATGTAATCTTTTTAAGTTACGATGAACCTAATGCAGATCTGCATTATGCAGATTTATGCAATAAAGTTCCTTGGGCAAAACGTGTTCACGGTGTAAAAGGATCAGATCATGCACACAAAGCCGCAGCAAAATTATCGGAGACAGATTGGTTTATTACAGTCGATGCCGACAATATTGTTGACCCAAGTTTTTTTAATATTGATTTAGATATGAGCGATCCTAAGATACAAGTCTATGGGTGGTGCGGGAGAAACGTAATAAATGGCTTAAGATATGGTAATGGTGGATTGAAAATTTGGAATAAAGATTTCGTTCTTAATATGAAAACTCACGAAAATTCTCAAAGTGATAGAGCTCAGGTAGACTTTTGTTGGGAAGAAGGATACCGTAATTTTCCTTTAAGTTTTAGCGAAAGTATTATAACCGGTTCACCATTTCAGGCCTGGCGCGCCGGATTTCGCGAAGGTGTAAAAATGACACTTCTCGATGGAGTAAAAGTTCCCCCACAAGAAATACAGCAACGAATTTGGTGGCATAATATTCATCGACTACGTATGTGGTCTACGGTAGGAAGTCATGAAGAAAACGGCATATATGCTGTTTATGGAGCGAGACTAGGTACTTGGCTGGCTAATTGTACAGACTGGAATTATGTTGAGGTAAGAGATTTTGAAATTTTAAGAGGAATATGGAATCAATACGGTCATCCTTATGAAGATGTCGCAGGTAGTGGCCTAATAGACGCCATTCAAGATCTCGGAGAAAAAATTAAATTAAATTTAGGTTTGGATTGGCCTTGGTTAAATTCTCAACAAAGCAAATATACATTAGATTTATATAATGAAACTATGAATCTAACCGATACTTATTTTAGGATGCCGGTGCCTGCCGATGTATGATATTTTTGTTGTATCTAAAACAAAGGTCCAGGATATATTTCTTAATAATATAAGAATTAAATACCCATCTGCTCAAAAAATAGATAATGTTGAAAACTTTGATCAGATTAAAAATAAAGCATTTACTAAAATGTTTTGGGTAATTTGGGACGATATACTATTAGATGATAATTTTGATTTAAATTCATATAAGGCTACAAAATGGGATGATCAATATATACATGTATTTTTAAATCATAGTAGTTTTGACGGATTAGGTTTATTTCCTAAATCAGCGCATATTAGCACGAAAGAGTTTAAACATAGATTTTATAATAATAAAAAACAAATTGATATAGTTGCTAGTAGACCAAAATCATTTGATATTTTTTATATAGAAACTTTTGAACAATATCAAGAAGCACTAAAAACTGCTTCAACTGAAATGTTTTGGGCTCTATCTTATAATATAAAAGTTAAAGATACATTTAATCTAAATTTTTATTTTAGCCATAACGATGTCTATAATAGAAATCAGAATCATGTCTTTATACACAGATTACCAGATAAAGATTTGTTTAATGGTGTCTTATTATTAAGTAAAAATAAAATTATTACTAAAAAAGAAATAGAATTTAGATTTCCAGTTGAAAGAAAAGAATGGAATATAGTTGCCAGTGAACCTGTTAAATACGACAGGTTTGTTATCAAAAATTTTGAAGATTATTTAGATGCATATGATAAAGCCAAAACAGAATTGTTTTGGATAATACCTGACGAAGTACAAGTCAACAAAGGTTTTAATTTTGATGTATATTTCAGTCACGACAATTATTATGATAGATCCATGCATCATGGATTTAAACATATTTTTAGGAATAATGAGACATACAATGGTATTACATTAGTTAGTAAAAAAAATAAGTTAACTAAAAAGGAAATAGATTTTAGATTCATTATAGAAAAAAAAGAATGGAATGTTATTGCAAGTTCTTTGAAACCATATGATATTGTGTTTATAAGTTTTAATGAAACAAATGCAAATACTAATTTTAAAATTTTACAAAATAAATTTCCTAGATCTAAAAGAATTCATGGTATTAAAGGAATTCATCAAGCGCACATTAAAGCTGCTGAACTTTCTGATACAGAAATGTTTTTTGTTGTAGACGGTGATGCTATTATTGAAAACGATTTCAAATTTGATTATGAAGTTCCAGTGTTTGAAAGAGACACTGTACACGTTTGGCGTAGTAAAAATCCAATAAACAATTTAGAATATGGTTATGGGGGAGTAAAATTATTACCTAAAAAACTAACTCTAGAAATGGATGTAAATTCGTCTGATATGACTACCAGTATATCTAAAAAATTTAAAATTATTCCAGAAATTTCAAATATTAGTGCATTTAACACAGATGAATTTTCAACCTGGCGCAGTGCATTTAGAGAATGTTGTAAATTGTCAAGTGAAATTATAGATCGTCAAGATACCTCAGAGTCTATTGAGCGTTTAGATATTTGGTGTAGTGTTGCGCAAGGTGATTATGCTGATTATGCTATACAAGGAGCAATAGCAGGCCGTAAGTATGGAGAGCAGAATAAAGGTAATTCAGAAGCATTAGTTAAAATAAACAATTTTGACTGGCTCAAGGAACAATTTGATGCAAGATAAAGCCAGAATTAAAAAGTTCATTCCTATAATGAATGAAATTTCACCTACTTTTTGTTTGGCAAAATGGCACCATACAACCATTTATTTGCAAACAGGAGAGACGCACAGTTGTTATCATCCCCCTCCTCATACTGTGCCGTTGGATGAAATAGTTTTAGATTCGAGTGCTCTACACAATACCAATCAAAAAAAATTAGAAAGACTATCTATGTTGAATGGAGAGAAACCTTCTGGGTGTAATTACTGCTGGAACATAGAAGCATTAGATGAAGATATTATAAGTGATAGAAAAGAAAGAAACGCCAGCATTTATACACCTGAAAGATTTCAGCAAATTAAAGAAGGAAATTGGGATCAAAATATAAATCCTCAATATATAGAAATTTCATTTGGCAACGAGTGTAATTTTAAATGCGGGTATTGTCATCCAAAACATTCAAGTAGTTACTACAAGGAAATTAAAGACCATGGGCCTTATTCAATGGTAAAAAATCATCGTAATGACATTGATTGGTTCAAAATTTATGAAGAAGAAGAAAATCCTTACGTTGACGCTTGGTGGCGCTGGTGGCCGGAAGTCCGTAAAACTCTAACGGTTTTACGTATCACTGGCGGAGAACCTTTATTGCAAAAAAGCACTTGGAAATTATTAGAAGATTTAGAAATTAATCCATTACCTAATCTTGAATTAAACATAAACAGTAATTTCGGGGTCAAACCGGTATTGATTGAACGATTAACAGAAAAAGTCAATAACTTAATTATTAATAATAAAATAAAAGATTTTAAAATTTTTACAAGTATGGATACTTGGGGTCCTCAAGCAGAATATATTAGAACAGGACTTAATATTGAAGTTTGGGAAAAAAACTTTGATATATATTTGACTAAAACAAATTTGCCTATAACATTTATGATTACATTTAATATATTAACTGTGCCTAATTTTACAAATTTGTTAGTTAAAATATTAGAATGGCGAAAAAAATATAACAATGATAATCAAAATAAATGGCAACGCATTAGATTTGATACCCCGTTTTTAAAAGAGCCGTTGCAATATGATATTAATATATTGCCTAAAGACGAATTTATGCCATATATGTATCAGCATTTAAATTTTATCAAAAATAATTTAGATGATAATGATCGATTTAAGTTCAGCGAATTAGAGTATGAAAAATTTTTACGAGTGGTAAAATATATGGAAACTGTAAATTATAATGACCAAAAGATTATCGAGGGAAGAAAAGATTTCTTTCAATGGTTTACAGAATATGATCGTAGGAGAGGAACAAATTTTGCTGAAACATTCCCTCATTTACAGTCCTTTTTAGAAATGTGTAAAACATATGGATAATAATAATTTTTGCGGACAGCCGTGGATTGGAATACACGCCTGGCCTGACGGATCTGTTTTTCCTTGTTGTATGTATGATTCTAGTATGCCTTTGGGTAATATTAATAAAGAAGATATACAAGATTTAGTAAACAATGAGAATTATACCAAGTTAAGACAGCAATTATTGAACAATGAAAAACCATTAGGTTGTCAACGTTGTTACAAATTAGAGGAGTCTGGAATTACAACTTTGCGACAATCTACCAGTCACACATTTAAAAAATATTTGACGCCTATCATTGAAAACAAACAGGAAACAATGAGTGACGTAAGATATTTAGATATACGTTTTAGTAATATATGTAATTTTAAATGTAGAACTTGTGGCCCCGAATTAAGCAGTAAGTGGGGACCAGAAATACCGTTGTTAAAAAATGAACCAGATCCCGGTATCATTCAAATACCACGTGAAAAGTTTTGGCAGTATTACGAACAGGCATTGGAAACAGCAGAAGAAATAGTTTTTGCCGGCGGGGAAGCACTTATGCAAGAGGAACATTATGCTGCCTTGAACAAATTAGTTGAATTAGAAAGATTTAACGTAAAGTTGTTATATACTACAAATTTAAGTACTTTAAAATATAAGCAAATTGATTTATTTGAACTTTGGAGTAAATTTAAGAAAGTAGAAATTTATGCTAGTCTCGATGCTTCATACGAAAGGGCTGAATATCTGCGCAAAGGGACAGTATGGAAAAATATTGTTGAAAACAGAAAAAAATTAAAACTGCTACCCGGTGTGCAATTTTATATAACACCTACCATAAGTCTTTTTAATGTTTGGCATTTTCCTGATTTTTATAAAGAATGGGTCCTTGAAGATCTTTTAGATCCTACGCATATTCGCCTTAACATTCTTACGCAACCACCTCGTCAACAGGCAAATGTGTTAGAAAATAAAGAAATTATTATTGATAAATGGAAAGATTTAATTTCTTGGATAGTACAACACATGAAAAACAAAGAAGCCAGTGATAGGTTAATAGGTCAATTTGAAAGTGTGATTAATTTTCTTGCCACTGAACCTGACCAAAAATTTAAATTAACTGAAAAATTTGGGTATGTTAATCAGTCAGTAGACAATATAAGAAATGAAGATTTGTATGAAGTTTTTCCTGAACTTAGGGATCATCTCAAAATACCATCTATGAGGTCAAAAACATTTTGTGTTTTTCCGTTTTTTAATCTAAATAGCAACACTGACGGAAGTGTTAAGTTATGTTGTAGTGTACGGGATAATTCTCATATTAAAAAATCTAACGGTTCTGATTTTAATTTAGGAAAAGATTCTTTAGAAGAAATTTGGAATAATGAGCATATGCAAAATGCTAGATGGAAAATGCTTATAGGGGAGGAGGTGGCCGACTGCAAAGATTGTTATAGACACGAAAAGTTATCGGGAAGTAGTAGCAGGACTGAATCAAACAAAAAATATCAAACCGATGAGAATATTATTAGGTCAGTAAATGATTTTTTAATCAGTTCTAACGTACCATTAAATCGACTTAATAGTTTAGAATTAAGGTTAGGAAACACTTGTAATTTATCTTGTAATTCTTGTTGGGGAGGCAGTAGTAGTAAGGTTAATGAAGAAAGACAACGAATTTTATCTAAAGAAACAGATAATAAGAAATACCAAGTAATGTGGGCGAGCGAAAATAATATTTCTTCTGCTATTAATAAATGGTTTAAAAACGAAGTATATATAGAAAATTTGAAAAAAGTTTCCGGTAATTTAAAAAGGATATATCTAACAGGCGGTGAACCTACACTTATCAAGGAAAATAGAGTATTATTAAAAGATCTAATAGATTCTAATAATACAGATTGTTTTGTTAGTTTTACAACCAACGGAACTACAGCAGAAAATGAATTGTTAGATTTAATGTCTCATTTTCCAAATAATGAAATACAGATTAGTTTAGACGGGGTTAGAGATGAAGGACATTATATAAGATATCCTTTAGATTGGGATGAGTTTGATACTAATTTTAATCTTATTTCTTCTTTGCCTAATATTAAAATTGTTGTTTATACTGTAATTAGTGCATACAATTTGTATTCCTTGCCGGAAATTTGGCACTATTTAGATCAAAAAGCAGAGCTCAGACCAGTCGGGTGGTATCCTATATTTCTAGATAATCCTAATTTTATGCGAACTAGTATATGGAGCAAAGAAATGCGAAAAGAGGCTGTATCTAAAATGCAAGAAGCAGTATTAACTTTGCGTAATTTAAGACGTTATGTAGGAGATGAGGTATTTCAAAAAATATACGAATATTATAATAGTGATGAATTGCAACTGGAAAAGATTCCTGAATTTTTAGAATTTAATAATTTGCTAGATAAACATAGAGGCACTAATTTTTCTACAACTTTTTTTGATATATCATGCCGAATCTAATCGCAATAAATCCTAAAGATAAACCATACGTTGCTATAACATGGCAAGTAAACAATTTCTGTAATTATAGATGTAGTTATTGCAATGAAGGAAATTGGAGTGGAACTTACACTAATGAAGATAGAATAGATGTGCTAATAGAAAATTTAAACAAAGTTATTACGCATTATCAAAATAACGGATATGTATATTTTAAATTTTACTTCAGCGGAGGAGAACCTACATTGTGGAAAGGATTAATTCCAGTATCTGAGTTTTTGAAAACAAAACTAGGTGACAACACTACTTTAGGAATTAACACTAATTTTAGTAGAAAGATATCTTGGTGGGAAAAAAACTATAAATTTTTTGATGACGTTGTAGCCAGTTATCATCCAGAATTTGCAAATAAAACAAATTATCTAGAAATCGCAGAATTTCTGCAAGATAAAATAAATTATCTATGTTTAAGAATGATGCTTTTAGAAGAAAAATTTGATCATATGCTAGACATAGGCAATGAGATTACTAACAAATTGAAAAATTTTAATTTAGAATGGGTACCGTTGTTAGATGAAATGAGCGTAGTAGCACAACCTTGGAAATACAAAGATCCTCGTATTACCAATTTTATTGAAAAAAATAACTTCGAATCTAAGATAACTACATATAAACCGCAAACAAAAGTCATTATAGCGTCTGTCGAAAAATATGATGATGGTACATCTAAAACTCTTAATAGTAATAGAATTATTGCAGAAAACAGAAATTTCTTTAAAGGTTGGAGATGTAAGGTAAATGAATCGATTTTTATTTCACCTAGTGGAACTATGAGGGCTGCTAGTTGCGGTCAAGGACCAATATTGGGAAATATATTTAATATTTTTGAATTGACATCGAGGGACGTAATTTGTCAAAAAGATTATTGTCATTGCGGTACTGATATTTTAATTACGAAAGAAAAATGACTAGAAAAAATTTTTGTCTGTATCCATTTGCAGCATTTAGTTTAGATAATGCAGGTAGACAACGCATATGTTGTAATAATCAAGGGTACGATAGATTAGAAAAAAATAAAGAATTCAATGATCCGGAGTTTGAAGTCTTAGAATCTTTTAATAATGATTTTCATAAAGAAATAAGAAAATATTTTATAGAAGACAAACAACATCCTACGTGTAAAAAATGTTGGGAAATAGAAAGTAGCGGGCAAATAAGTTGGAGACAATGGTTTAATAAAAGTTTTGAAGCACCGATGAATGAAGATTATTGGATTTCAAAATGCGAGTCAGACGGCACAATTAAGGAAGCAGAATTTTATTATTTGGATATTACATTCGGAAACAGATGTAATCTTAAATGCGTAATGTGTAATGGATTTAACAGTACATTGTTTTTAAAAGAACAACTAGATACTAAGCAAATAGCAATAGAACATTATGATAGAATGATGCAGTTAGATTGGTATCATGATGGAAGTTGTTTTGAAAAGTTATTTCCTTTTATTAATAAAGTTGAAAGAATACATATTATTGGTGGAGAACCGTTGATAATTGATCATCAACCGTTTTTACAAAAGTTTATCGATCTTGGAATCTCTAAAAATATAATGTTAAGTTATAATTCTAATCTTACCAGAACACCTAAAGAAATATTAGATTGTTGGAAAGAATTCAAACGTGTTTATTTGTGTGTGAGTGTTGATGCCTACGGTGAATTGAATGAATTCATTAGATACCCAATGAAATGGAACAAGTTAATAGATAATCTAGAAACTATTGATAAAGTAGCCAAAGAGCAGGGAAATATAAGTATACAGATACACGCAACATTCAGTTCATTGAACTGTGACAGAATCACAGAATTTTTAGATTGGCATAATGAGATATCTGCGAGATTAACATCAATTGAACCTCATCCTATGTTTAATTATGTTTATATTCCTAAGTATTTTGATCCCACTCATCTTCCCCAATCACTAAAAGATAAGATTTATGATGATTATATTAAGTGGGAATCTAAAAACTTAGAATATTTAAGCAAAGATGGAACTAGAGAAAGAATTGATATGTTAAAAAGTTATATTGAGAAAATGACCAGATCTCGTAGAAATGAAAAACTGTATCAAGAAGGTATAGATAAAATTTCTTTTTATGAAAAAATAAGAAATATTACCTTTCCTTCTAAAACAATGTTTTAGTTGAATCAGTAATATCTCTTTTTAATCTTTCTATATCAATTTTGAAATCAATTTTTTTAATTTCGTCTTTGTACTCATTTAAAGTGTTTAGAAGTTTTTCAGCAATACTTTCCGGGGCAGTATTTTTGAGTTGATCTTTAACATCAATTTGCCATACTCTACCATCATCAAAAGTTAAATCAATCATTTCTAGATATGCCACAGGCATGGTATTCATGTACAAATCTTCAAATACTTCTGGCCACTCTTTGACAAGATGTCTTGGCGGCCTAAACAACTGTTTAGGCATCTGCTACTTCTTTAGCCTTAACTGATTTTTTAACTGTAGGATCTAGTTCTTCTGCTTCTTTCCTTAATCTTGCAGCTTCTTTGTAAAGAGCATCTGCCTGGCTACGTAATCCCTTAGCGATATCTTTGTCAGAAAGGACTTCGTTAGACTTCGCTTGAATTTTAGTAGATTTTGGTTCACCAATGTCTCTGCCAACTTCATTAATGGAAGCAACATCTTCAATAGTAGCATCTGATTTCTTAGGAGCGCCTGATATAAAATTGCATAAATCATCAACTGCGCAGTTTTTCTGTTCTGCTATTAGAGAATTTAAAGAATGTAATGGAATATTATCATTAGGAGTTGGCGTCATTAGAACAGAATCCGTAGTTACTTTTTCTAATAATCCGTCGGCTCGCAGTGCCTGAAGCATTGGCCGTCCATCCGGAAAAGTTCTAGTAAACAATATTTCACCGAATTCAAATACATCCTGTGCCTGATCAGTTTCTACCACTTTCATAATAGCATCGTGGTACGTGTCTGATAATTGTGCCACTGGTATAACTAAAGCATAATTGGATTCTCCGGGGAGCGTCCTAAATGCAACTAAAACTTTCGCTCCCGATTTTATCATTCTACCAGTATGTTTTAGTGCTCTCATATTATTGTTCCTTTTTGCTAACTGCTTCTAAAAAAGCAGACAATTTATTGTATGTTTTGCCTACGACTTCTAATTCTGCTGCTTTGAATGCACCACGTTGTGAAGCGATTTCAATGATATTTCTTACAGCAGATAAATCTGTAATATTAAGATCTGGCCCTGCTGCTGGTTGCGGTGCTGCAGATTCTTGTACTGGGTTTTCTTCTTTTTGAACTTCGTCGGTCATTATTTTCTCCTTATATGAGGACAAGCGAGTATAAAATAAGTTATCTCTTTATGATCCTCGAAACCAGCAAATCTGGCTGTCTTGAGTTTACCGTCTTCTGCTACGTAAGGCAGAGATATCAAATAATATCTTCCTTTTAGATTAGCAGTGATCCAATCTTCAATAGACTGATCCAATGTATCCCAATCAAAATTGCTGATCATTATTTTAGAAAAATGTGGTGCAGCAGATGTAATTTTTCTGCTGTTTAGCACATCGAGGGCATTTAGATCTAACATAACGAATTTATTTACACTATAATAATATTAGAATGTTGATTCTTGACTTAATCTTTTGGCCATCGCCTTTGCTGATCCCATCTTCCTTATATCACCAGAAAACAAATATAATTCAAAGGCTGATTTTTCTGATAGAACTTTTATGTATCTTTTTTCCAAATGCCATGGACTTTCGAGGAATTGATCTAACCAAATTAATACCTGAGGCCCTATAATTAGATCTTTTGGCATTTCTATATTGTAAATTTTTATATCGGCATCTTGTTCAAGAAATTCTAAACATTGGTCAGTGATACGCAAACCGCCTTGTAATTTTTCTCTAGTGCTGTACCACCATCTTCCTCGATAATCCTTTATAGTTTTATCGTCAGTGGGTAAGCCGGCCGCCTTAAGAAATGTTTCAGTGTATCTATCTTTAGAGTCCATTGCTCATTTGAGTTCTTCGCCGCTGGTTAATTTATAAACAGAAAAATCTTTTGTTTTAAAAAGTTTGTTTAATTTTTTAGCGAGATTGTGAGCGTGACCAGGATTACTAAAACTTACCTTCTTGTATTTAGGTCCCGGATAGTTAGCCAGCAGACTACCACTTTTTAAATTAAAAGGCTTGCCTTGGTAAAATACTGCCCAAATCGCCTCACTTTCTAAAATTTGTTCGACTTTGTAATTCTCTTTGTTTGCATATTCAAGAATTACATTAGGTTTTGGTCTGCTCATCTATATACGTATCCTAATAAACCACGTATATATTTATCAAATTTAAAACGTGCCCCCGTCAAACTTAACGTCTATTTTGGTAGTAGATTCGCGTATTTGTGACAGCATTTGATGTATTTCTTGAACAGTAGCACCTAACTTTGAGGTCAATATAGCCAATTCAGTTGACAGATCTCTAGCCTCTTGTATTGTAATGCGAATTTCTTTCTGTTGGCTTCTTTCTGCAATAGCCACTCTAGATATTATTTTTTCTATAGTAGGCAAAGTAGTTGGTAATTTATTTTGAGACATTTGATAAAACCTGTTTCATTTCTATATCAGTCTTGAATGGACCTTTGTATGGATACCTTTGAAGAGTAATCAATTTAGGACAAAATGATTTTACCCAACCTTTATCAAACTTAATAATATAATATCCTGCACAATATAAACTTTTACTGTCTTCACTTTTTGTAAACAGTGGCAATTTTCTTTTAACGTCGTAGAGTGGATTGTGCGGCTCAGCACTTGTGGAATAACCATGCACCTCGTTTGGCTGAGAAGTATCACTTTCTTTCACAATTTTTACAACAAAAAAATCTTTGCCAAATTGTTTTGTCAGACTTTCTTTGTTATCATAAATTTTAATTCCTAACTCGTTACTCATAACAAAACGATT